TTTACTAGGGGTTTTCACCAATAGACAAATACCGTAAAATGTGATTAATGGCTGAACAAATTGATTTCGTTGACGCTTTACGCAAACTGATTGACTCGAAAACGGGCGAGATAAACACGTCTCTGCCGGGTGTCATCGTTGGTTACGCCAATGGCCGCGCCAGTGTGCAGCCCACGCCTAGCAAGCGATATGCTGATGGTGACGTGTTGCCATTCCCAATTTTGCAGAATGTCCGCGTGTGCTGGCCTAGCTTCGCTGGTGGCATGGCGGGCGTAAAAGGCCCAATCCTGCCGGGTGACAAGTGCCTGATTGTGTTCGCTCAGCAAGCGGTAGACGGCACAGACGATATGCGCCGGTTTGACATTTCAGACGCTTACGTTATCCCTTGTGACCTTGGCGCGGCTGGATCTGGTGATAGTGGCAACAATGACGCTATGACGGTGTTTTACGGGCCTGGTTCAATTCGGATTAGCTCAGGCGGTGCCGTTACTATTACAGCGCCGGGTGGCGTTACCGTTGATGCTCCACAAACAACCAACACCGGGGCGCTGACGACTCAAGGCTTGCTAACTTATGCGGCTGGCATGGCTGGCTCAGGCGGTGGCGCAGGAACTTCGATCAGTGGCTCAATTATCCAAACTGGAGGCGTCATGTCATCCAATGGCGTCGCTCTTTCAACTCACGTTCACAGTGGCGTGCAGTCTGGTCCGAGTAACACGGGGGCACCGGTATGATTGATCTGGCTCTTGACCCATTGACGCATGACCTGTATCTTTTAAACAATGACCTTGTTTTGCTGGATGGCGCCGAACGCGTGCGCCAACACTTGGATATTAAGCTCAAACTTTGGCAAGGCGAGTGGTTTATGGATACCGAGTTTGGCACGCCTTACACGGCTGAAATTCTAGGAAAACAGATTAGCCTTGCCGGGTCTGTTGCTGCGCTTAAAGCGTCGATCACGGCCGTTGATGGAGTGCAAAGTATCACGCGGTTTACCTTTGATTTCAATAGGTCAGCTCGCGCTTTAAATGTTGAGTTTGATGTTCAAACACCTTATGGATTAATCACTTATGCCACTTAATACAACGGGCTTTGAGCGCGCGCGATTAGCCGATATAAAAGCCGATTACGACCAGCGGTTTACTGATGCTCTGGGACCTGTTAACACGTCTCCTGACGCTGTTGTTGGTCAAATGATTGGCATCTTTGCTGCGGCTTTGGATGACATTCAAGAGACGCTTCAGGATGTCTATGATTCCATGTATCCATTCAGCGCAGAAGGCACTAGCTTGGACGGTGCTGTGGCGTTTGTTGGATTGGAGCGTTTAGGCTCTAGTGCCACGACGGTGACGGCTTGCGTTTACGGCTCTGAGTCCACTCTGTTGCCATCTGGCGTGCTTACGCGCTCAGGAACAAAGCAATACGCTACTACTTCGGATGTGGTGATTAGTCGGGCAAATGCTTTAGACGTTGAAATTGAAGTTACAACGGTTATCAATGCAACGTCTTACCAGATCATCGCTGGCGGAGTTTTGGCAGCTTATACGAGCGATGCTAGTGCCACTGCTGGAGAGATTGCTACAGGCCTTGCGGCGGCGTTTAATCCAGCCAACTTTACGGCAGTGGCTACTGGTTCTAAGATTCGTGTTTACAGCTTCGATAAAGTATCAGATTTCCCGCTGACGCTTGATGCCAACCTAGCTATCACCAAGCTTGGTTCACCGGCTGTTTTTACAGCGCTTGAACTAGGTGCAAATGTCTTGCCAGTTGGGTCATTGAATATCATTGATAGCCTTATTCTTGGATGGTCTGAAGTGTCAAACTTGGTGGCTGGTGCAACTGGGCGCGATGTTGAGTCAGACGCTGATTTGCGTGATCGTCATTCGACTAGCGTGCGGGCAACCGGTAGCGCCACGGTAAAGGCTATCAGGGCTGGGTTACTGGCTGATGTGCCAGAGATTAGCGCGGCCTACATCTACGAAAACCGCACATCTGAAACCGTTGATTCAATGCCGCCTAATAGCCTTGAGGCCGTCATTGTTGGCGGTTCTACGCAGGACATTCTGAATAAGATTTGGGAAGTAAAACCGGCTGGTATTGAGACTTATGGCAGTACGTCTGGCCAAGTGATTGACGACAATGGAGACGGTCAGACAATCAAGTTTTCACGCCCGGTTACTCAATACGCATGGATTCGAGTTTCAGTGGATTCGCTGTATCTAGAAGAGACTTTAACCAGTACCGTTCAATCCGCCATTGCTGACGCCGTGCTGTCCTTTGGGTCTGAACTTGACGTTGGCGAGGATGTCATCACGCAGCGCTTCTACGGGCCTATTTATGGTGCTACATCCGGAATTGGTCAGATCACCGTCGAGGCGGCTATCACTGCCACCGAAGGCGGTACGCCTAGCTACTCCACGAATAACATTGCCATTGGCAGGGCTGGTATCGCGGAATTTGCAGTTGAGCGCATATCGGTGGTTGGTGTATGAGTCTGGTAAGCGAAGCCCTAGAGCGGGCTACTAGCCAATTTCAGTCATCGCCAAAGGTTCTGGCGTTGCTTGCTGCTATTGTCGGGCCTTTGGATGACGTTACGGCTACGACTGATGAGTTTAAAACTGAGCGATGGATTGATACCGCCATTGGCAAGCAATTGGACGGATGCGGCTACATCGTGGGCGAGCTTCGCAATGGCCGCGATGACGACGCATACCGTAAAGCGATTCGTTTCAGGGTGTTTGTCAATGTTTCCGAAGGCACGCCAAGCGCTTTGATTCAAGGGTTGCAATACCTGATTGATTCTGACGAATATCAGTATTTTGAGCTTCATCCTGCGACTGCAATTCTGTTTGCGAATGGGCCAGATGTTCCCGTTGATATTCACAATCAAATTCAAGATTTGGCGCCAGCTGGAATATCTGATGTGCCGGTTTTGGCTTCATATACTGAATTACCGTTTAGATTCTCAAAATCATATCAAGCCGGTGAGTTATTTGTTAATGGAAAAAATGATTACCTTACTGCAAACGGCTCAGACATTCAAGTAACAGCACAATCAATCAGTGATACTGGCCCTACTTTTGGAGGTATTGCACCGGCTGAATTAGAAGCTGGATCGCAGTTGATTGACGTTAATGGTTCAATTCTTGTTATCCACGCGCAAAATTATCAGACTAAAATAGAGTCAGGCTACCATTTAACAGGTGTTTTCCAATGACAACTTTCGCAAATACTTTTACTACTTATTCTGACGGTCAGCAAAATATGAATCAGCCGCCTGATTCTGTTATGGCCGTTGGTTTTGTGCCAGCTACAGCGACAAGCCGCGGTCAGCCATTGCCAGCGCAGTGGCTTAACTGGATTATTAACCGTCTTTTTAAGCATATTAACCGTGACGTGGTGACTGATAATCTAGGCGTTGGCCTGTTTGTAACTGAAAATTCAATGATTCGGCTTGAGGCTTTTGATATTTCAGACCCAAATAAATACTTGGTCGCCATTGGTTATAAGGAGACTGGAGTAGCGCCTAGTTTGAAGGTTGTTTCAAGCGCGACTTTGACGCTTGGAACAGGTACAATAAATGGTAATCAGCCTATTATTGGCGGTGGTAATGTGAAAATCGTCGGGTATTCCCGTCAAGTTGGAGAATTGTAAATGGCATTATCTAGTACTGAGGAAGCCCAGCTAAGGGCGTTAATCGCGCAGCAAGCTGCCATCTTGTCGCTTGCATCTAGTGAGTCAACTATTATCAGCAAACTTGCGGCAACAAAGGTTTCTTTGGCTGACTTGACGGCTGCAACTTCTTTGAGTGGCGCTGATTTGTTTTTAGTTCGTCAAGGGACTACAGAGAAAAGCGCCGCGCTTTCTGTGCTTACTCCTGATGCAACTTTGACGGCAAAGGGATTGGTTGAGCTTGCCACGGCGGCTGAAACAGTAGCAGGCGTGGATGCAGTTCGGGCAGTTACACCATCCGGGCTTATGAGTGGATTTGTTAGCTCACTAACTGCTAGCGGCTATCAAAAACTTCCTAGTGGTCTAATTATTCAATGGGGTAGAGCATCGGTTAATGCATCGACAACTTTAACTGTAACTTTGCCAATTGCATTTACCAACTCAGGATTACAGGTATTTGTAAGTGATTACGTAAATGGAACTGGCATAAGTTATGCCCCAAGTGCAACAATTTTATCTACAACTCAAATAAATATTAGCAACTGGGACACAAGCACCGCATCAATTAGCTGGATGACAATTGGATACTAAGGAATAAAAATGTTTTACTCACAATCTACTGGCGGTTTTTATTCTTCTGAAATTCACGGCTCAAATATTCCATCTGATGCCGTTGAAATTACTATTGAACAACATTTTGAGTTGTTGCGAGATCAATCCACTGGTAAAGTAATCTCGGCAGGATTTGACGGGAAACCAGTACTTACTGATCCACCTACACTACAGGCTCCAGTACCAACTAGCTTAACCATGCGTCAAGCCCGCCTGGCATTGCTGGCTGGTGGCTACTTGGATGCCGTTGAATCCGGTGTATCTGCTATGTCTCGTGAATCTCAAATTGCATGGGAGTTCGCCGCTACCGTCGAGCGATCGGACCCATTAACCGCTACGCTGTCCGCTGCGCTTGGGTTGGATGACGCTGAATTGGATGCCTTGTTTACGTCTGGTGCTGAACTGTGAACGCGTGGCAATTGGTTACAGCATCAGCGCTTGCACTATGGGCGATGTGGTATCTATACCTGATCGTAATGGGGTTGTACCGGGCTCATTTGCTTGGTCGACTTAGCACCCCGGCTAAGGTGCTTGGCTCGCCTGCTTTGGTGGCTGGCTATTTGCTTGATTGGCTAATTAACTGGACTATTGCAGCCGTCTGGTTCGGTGAGTGGCCTAGGTCATTTGGCGAGCTTGTAACAGACCGTTTGCAGCGCTACATCGCAGGGCCACCGGGCCGCAATCAAAAGCACGCACGCATTATTTGCAGTCACTTGCTTGACCCATTCGACCCAAACCCTGAAGGCCACTGCTCATGAGCATTGAACAGATTTTTATGGCGGTTTTGGGTTTGTCATGCACCGTTTTGGGATGGCTTGCAAGAGAAATGTATTCTGCCATGCAAGCCCTTCGAAAAGACTTAAGCACCCTTGAGGTACAGTTGACACGCGACTACGTGCGATATGACCGCCTTCAGGACGCGCTAAAACCAGTCATGGATAGCTTGCTTGAGATAAAACATACACTCGCCGGAAAGGCTGATAAATGATGTGCTGGGTTGTCATGGCTTATTGGCTTGAAAACGAATGGAAGCGGATTAAAAATGAACTTTGATGTTGCATTTGAAAAGCTAATGAACCATGAAGGCGGGTACGTCAATCACAAAGATGATAAAGGCGGAGCCACTAACTTTGGCGTAACCGAAGCTGTGGCTCGCGAGGCTGGTTATGTTGGAGATATGCGCGACTTGCCACTCGATAAAGCCAAGGCCATTTACCGTACTCTGTACTGGACGCCAATACGAGCAGATCAACTGCCTGAAGTGCTGCGTTACAGCGTCTTTGATGCAGCCGTTAACTCAGGGCCATTTCAGGCAACCAAGTGGCTACAGCGCTCATTAAACATCACTGACGATGGCCAGATTGGGCCAGTGACAATGGGCACTGCAAACTTCAATGACCCACGCGCTACGCTGTCACGTTTCAACGGCCATCGATTGGCTTTCCTAGCTGATCGAAATAACTGGGACTCGTTCGGTAGAGGCTGGGCGCGTCGTTTGGCTGCTATTTTGAAAGAGGCTTAATAAAATGGATTGGCTTAAATCACTTGCGCCACTTCTAGGAACGGCACTAGCCGGGCCTCTAGGCGGTGCTGCTGCGTCTTTCGTGGCTGACAGACTGGGTATTGAAGCCAAGACAATTGAAGCCGTTACGGACGTTTTAAACAGCGGAAAGTTGTCACCTGAACAGATCACTTCAATCAAAGCAGCAGAGATTGATTTTCAAAAGTTCTTAGAGCAAAACAAGATCGACCTTGCCAAGATCAATCTTGACAATACCAAAGACGCCCGCGATATGCAGCGCCAGACGCGAAGCGTTTACCCGGCTGTTTTGTCCACATTTGTGACGCTTGGATTCTTTGGCATCCTAGGTTCAATGTTGGTCATGAAATACACGCCTACAGACTCACTTTTGATTATGCTTGGTGCTCTTGGTGCGGCGTTTGGTGCCGTGGTTAATTTCTGGTTGGGCAGCTCTAATGGTAGCGCGGCAAAGACTGAGCTACTGGCTTCAAAATAAGAAAAACCCGCCTAGTGCGGGCTTCTTGTTTACAGAGTTTCGGTCTCAATATCTAGAGTTTTGTATTCTCTGAATTCAAATTCAAAGCGCCACAAATAGCTATAGTTAGACTGCTTTTTAAGCCATTCAAGAAACATAGTCTGAGCATCTTCCAATGTTTCAGAGGACACGACTCGGCTACCTGAAAAACAGTTATTTACTGAGTTGTATTCGACTGTAAAGTGTCTCATTACAAAATCATTCCCATGTGGTTTGATGAAATTTGCTTCGCAATTTCTATTGCTCTGTCTTGTTTGCCAAGCTTGAAGGCATAGAACATTTCAGTCAATTCGTCTGCAATGTCGCACGCCACAATTCCACGGTCCTGAAGTTCACACAAAATATCATCGTCATCGAACTCTGAAATATCAACATCAATTGTTATTGATACTGTTTTACTCATTTCACGTCCTTCACAAAAACACCATTAGGCATCATAGTCCCAGTCCTGTCCTTGATTTCATCATAAGCACATTCAAGGCAAGCGACTAAGTTAAGGTCTTCTTTGGCTGCAACGATAATCAGAGTCACCAACACGTCACCAAGGCCATCAATGATGCCAGCGCGGTCGCCTTTGATGATGGAATCTGCCAGTTCACCTAGTTCTGACATCGTTTTCAGTAGCTGGGTTTGACTGGTTGAATTTGGCAAAATCTTTCTATCTTCTGCCCACTTGATAACCTGTTTTTCTGTTTGCTCAAAGCTCATTTGTTTTCCTTTTTGAATGTTGGCAACGGGTGCCAGTGGGTGAAATATTTATCTGACGGTGAGTAAATGCTTATCTGTGCAATGCCGTATTTGTCACTAATTAACATCATTTTTACACCGCGTGGAGTGCTGTCATTTATAGGCATCCAGTGAGCCGCATGATTGACGACTGCTGCACCATCGCTGCTAATGGCTGTTTGCATTTTTCATAGCTTCAATCTTGGCCTTGATTTCGTTAAGAACGGCATCTCGGCATGATAGGCCGTAAAGCAGCATTTCGGCTTCATCGTAGCCTCTGATTTTGTAACCACTAGGATTGTGTGTGTCGATTACGATCTTCTCTGGAAGTGGTGGTAATTTCATTTCACGCCCTTTGTTTTTATAACGTATCGAATGTATTGAGAACGTGAATTTTTGTCATAAATGTATTTTTTTGCATCATCTTTTAATTCAAAAACACAATCAATTTCAAACCTATCATTGCCGAATTTATTGATTTGTGTTTTAGCTACGATGTAAACTTTATTCATACTTCCTCCGGGAAAAATGCCATCATCGTGACGGGCGCAACGGTTCGCAAAATAGCTAGGACTTCTTGAGCAATTAGGCGGTGTTCTTTTTGGGTTGATTCGTGCAAACGCTGTTTCAAGTAAAAAATCCAGCTTCGCATGGTGCCATTGCAATCCATTCGGCTAGGCGTTAATCCTTCAGGTAGCAAGGCGCGGGCTTGTTCTTTTGCGATTCCTGACTTCAAGGCCATTTCGTAAGCGTGTGTTGCCAATTCAATTACAGTAATTTGTGTTTCATCCCACCACCGAACCAATCCATCATTCTCGTATGGTTTGATCTCAATGCTGTTTTGACGGTTTTTAACGTCCTGCAAACGGCACTCACGAAACGGCGCATCAGGCAAAATGTTAACATCCTGGTAGCGCTGGCTAAACTCTTGAAACTTGATTGACGAATGGCGCAAAATCTGGCGTCCAATATCTCGCGTCGTGTCAATCTCAATGCATACATTGGCCATGTCAAACGGGCTTACATGGCCCTCTCGCATGCAGTAGTTAAGCAACCCTGCAATGCTTGGATTGTCTCTGTTATCGCTGCTAATGCGTGCCTCGTAGGCGATCTCTTTATCAATGTCTGGCGTTGACCATCGTAGTGTGACTTTCATTTAATTTCAATCCCATTTTTGTAAACTCGTGTTTTCCCAGTCTTCGTCACGCAAACGTGAATAGACTCTTTTGGTTTTGGCGACAAAACACCAATATAAACCCAGCCTTTTTTATCGTCAGAAGCTAGTCGCTGAACATTGGCGGCTCCAAATTTAAAGCCAAATTGGCAAATTTCATTTATCATTTTTCACTCCAAATAAATCCGGCTGATCGTTAATAATCACTTTGTTAGTGACTTTTCCATGTGGCTTTTTTCCTAATGCCGCGTAGCACGTCGGGCCGATTGGCTTGCCATCCAGATAAAAATGCTTTGTGCCAGACTTCAAAGCACGCCCGCATTTGAAGCATTTCATGGCATGGTTTTGCCAATTTCAGCGGCGGCGCGGACGATGGCGCGTCGGGTGGCAATGCAATCGTTATCGCCTTGCCTAGAAAACCGTTCAAGCGTCATGAAGTGGTTTAACCATGCCGAAGGCGGGAAAAGAAGATTAAGGCTAACAGCCAGCCTAAACGCATCACCATCATCGGTAAGCGGGTTCCACTGATAATTTACATCGTGTTCTGAATCGTATGCTATGAAGTCTTGATATGAATCATCATATCCACGAAACAAAATACTTGACGCCTTGGCAGCCAACTCCAATAATTCACGATCTGTATTCATATCTATACCACCTCCGGCGCACGACTGCGCATTCTGTCTGTTGCTTTCTTTAGAAAGTTTGCATACTCACCACGGGATATGCTGCACCGCTGCAAGTCATGCCATTCTGCCAATTCAGTTAAGGCGTGTAACTCAGTCGGCGTGATGTCCCATTTATGCCACTTCTCGAACCTGGTCTTTAGGCTGATTAGAGCCTTTTGAGCCACTGCGCACGCTGGCAATACTTCGGGGCCGATGTTGTTGCGTGCCATCGTTTCAGCCACTCCAAGCATCTCGCAAAGCCCTCTATATCCGTTTAGGCTTTGGCTTGTGCTGTTAACGATTGATTCAATCATCATCTTTTCAGCTTCTCGCAGTTCTTTGATGATTTCATCGCTTGCAATACAAGCGCCTTCGATGGCGTGAGTGATTGGGTTAAGCAAATTCCAATGCTTACGTTTGCATTTTTTACGCATGATTACAGCGTGTAAAAAGGTGTTCGTGCGCTGCTTGTCATTCCTACCATTGGCTTATGCTTTACTCGCTGCAATCCAACTAGGCTAGGTTTATCAAACGCATCCATGGCTCCAGGACGACCATCAAACGGGCGAAGTTCTGCACCGTCATAAAGTCCAGCCATTTTGTTAATCTGCTGCGATGGTGCTTTTTTTGGTTTCTTTTTGGTTGTCATTTTTCGATTCCTTGGTGTTGTTGATGAATTCTTTAACCGACTCTGGCCAACCGGTTCGGTAGGCTTTTTCGTACATGGCATGGCTGACCCGGACGCGGAGTGTTGGGTATTTGTTAGGTGCTTTTTGAATCATGAGAAGTACGCAGCCATTCCAAATGCAAGCAGGATTCCAAAGCTAATCGCAATGGCGTAGTCAAGCGCATGCTCTGTGCGGCTTGGTTTTTCAATGGCGCAACCGTAGGACGGGCCGAATGGAAATGCTTCGTCCATTGTGCGTGAGAATTTACGTGTGTTCATTTTGTTTCCTTTTTGTGATGGTTTATTGTAGCACAGTTAGAACGGTACAAAATAATGAAAGTCTTCGCATTCGTTTGTTGAATACAAATATTCATCAGGAACGCCGCCGTTAAACTTGCAAACGTTTCCGTTTATTCGGTCAAGGTTATCACAGTCAAAACAGCGTTTTTGGTTCAGATAGTCTTCAATTTGCACCTTGGTTCTAAGTGCGGATTCGTAGGTTTCTTTGTCGGTCATTTTGCAAGCGCCTTAGCTTCAATCAATCCAATAATGTCTTCTGACAACAATTCTGAAATATCAACGCCGTTTATCTTTGCCGTGATAAGAATTGCGTTTTCTGGTTCGTCAGGCTCCATTTGCAAACCCGTGCCGAACTCACGGCTACCGAGACATTCTGGTTCGTATTCAAGTTCGCAATCCAACTCGCCACAGTCAAATTTATAGATATAGTTCATTCTTCATTCTCCAATTTGTTAGCTGATTTAATCAAAGCATCTGCCATTTCACGGGCCTGTGCTGGCGTCATTGAGTGCTGGAATCGCATTGCTTTGCCGTATTGAATGATGCTAACAAGTTTGCCACACTTGTCGTTATGCGTGTGGATTTCAACGGGGTCGCTGTTGCAGAAGTTGCTGATTGAGATCATTTTTTTCCTTTCGTTTGTTGAGCCTAAATTGTAGCTCACTTTAAACACTTTGCGCCACAATTGCTAATTATTTTCATGCAATAGCCATTCAGCCATCAATAGAGCATCCGCCCGTCCGTGGTGCTTGACTAGCTTTAATGGTGCTGTAGGCCACTTGGTGCGTGCCAGTGCTAGGCTTGCTTTCTTTTCTGTTCCGATTAATACGTGGTGCTTTTTCCACTTTTGAGGGGTGACAAGCTCATACGGGTAAAGTAGCAGGTCCACTACAGTCTCAATAGCGCCACACGCTCGCATAAACTTTCCGGTGCTTGACATCCCCTGTCCGGGCCTTACAAAGACGCTTTCAATCACAAATTCAGCATCATTGCCGTGGTTGCAAATAACTTCCTGTAATGCTATTTTTAGCATCCTTGGGTGTATGCGTTCGCCATTGTTGGCAATGTCGCCACACGCTACGAATGCGCCATTGTGGTCGATAGCGGCCCATGCGCCACTTACTAGGCCGGGGTCAATTCCGATGTATAAAGTCATTCATCCCCCCTTAAAACGGCTTCTATACGGGATAGTTTAATCTTCACGTCAACCAGTTCGTAAAGCACTTCACCATAAGCATCGAAGGCTTTTGCTGACTTAATTCTTTCCGCAGCTAGTTGCGCTCTTAAAGTGTCAAATTGAAGTAATTCTTTTTTGGTCATCATTCTGTTGCACTCCAAACACGATCAATCACACGAAAAAACTTACCTTCTTTCCGATATGAAATCATGCCTGGCGGTGTTCCTTGGTTAAGTTGTTTAACTGTTTCGTCTAGGTCGTCAATTGACGTTACACCGGATTTACGGGCCAGTGTAGCTACCATCTGACGGGCTTTAGTCCCCGCGTAATTCTCATGCTGAGTTGGGAAATATTCCGAGATTATGGGGCCATTTAAGCCGCTGTAATATTTCACCATCATCATTTCTAGGCCACTGGTTCGGCTTGTATGCTTTTTCCAGTGCCACTCTGTCACTGGCATATCAGTGGGTTCTATGCCCATGATGTCATCTGATCTGAGATACACCGTTTTCTCTATCTTTTCAGGCTCTGGGAACTCATGGCCGCACTGGCATTGTCTGGCGTTAGCTGAACATATTTCGTCACAGTTGGGGCAGGTTTTTGTGGGGGCTGTGCCGTCGCCTTTGCGCTTGCGTCCAGGTGGTGTTATCTGGGTGATTGGGCCGTGGGTGGCTACGTTTCCGGCGAAGTCTAGCACCATGCAATCAATCTTACCGTCTGCCACGCGCAAACCCCTACCTGCCATTTGGTAGTAAAGCCCAGGCGATAGGGTCGGACGTAGAAACACGACACAATCAATTCCAGGCGCATCAAAACCAGTCGTAAGCACGGCGCAATTGGTAACGGCTTGAATTCGTCCTGCTTTGAAGTCATTTAGGATTCTGTCGCGTTCTTCTGCTGGTGTTTTTCCAGTCACGGCTTCGGCGCTTATGCCGTTTTCGCGTAGCATGTCGCGCACGTCCTCGCTGTGTTGTACGCCAGCGCAAAACACAATCCAGCTTTTGCGATCTCTAGCGCGTTCGATGGTTTCGTGAACGGCTTTGGCATTATTGTCAAACGTGTTGACTGCCAGTTCCAAAGACTTACCAACGAACTCACCGGCTGATTTTGTCACGCCTTGAGTGCTTAGCATCAGGCTAGTATGCTTGCTTCTCAGTGGTGATAAAAACCCACTTGTGATTAGTTCCTCGATTGAAACTGGTTCGATCAGGTCACTGAATAGAACGTGGTCTCCTTCATGGATCATTCCGTGACCTAGACGGTATGGGCTAGCCGTCAATCCAATGACGCGCATGTCTGGGTTGATTGCCATTAGGTCATTGATTAACTCGCGATATGCGCCTTCACCTGTTGGGCTGATTGAATGGCATTCGTCCACAATGCAGATGTCAATATGGCCGATCTGCTGGCCTCGTTTCGCCACGCTTTGAATGCCTGCAAAGACGATAGGCTCAGTAAGGCAATACCGGCGAAGGCTTGCAGAATAGATACCCATTGGCGCATTAGGCCAGTGCTGTCGCATTTTTTCAGCGTTCTGGCTGATAAGCTCCTTTGAGTGCGTAAGCATCAACACCCGCGTACCGGGCCATGATTGGATGGCATCTTTAACCAGTGCCGCGATGATGTGCGACTTTCCAGATCCAGTAGGCAGGACTAGGCACGGGTTTCCAGCGTTACCAGCTTCAAACCACTCGTATAGCTGGTCAATGCTTCTTTGTTGATATTCACGCAACATATTTAACCCACCACCCGCGCATCAAATTCAGCATATTGATCTCGCACGCCACTAGCGCAAGCCTGCCAATTAGCCACAATCTCACGGCTTAGATAACCTTCTGGCGCGTTATGTATTGGACCGGCTTTAGTCATCCAGATAACGCCAGTTTCAGTGCGTTCATGATTCCATGCGGGCGTTAAATCTGGATGCAAAATGTGGTTGTCACATCCTGATAATTGAGCACTTAAATCAGGGATTGTCATTTCCCAGTGGGCGCAATGCCATGTACCATCTTCTTCTGCCGTGCTGCAAGCGCAGGTACGGCAGTTGACTTCTTTTGTTAGCTTTGAGCCGTGGCATAGGTCGTGAGCGGCACAGAATTTGCATTCCCACCACGAAGAATCCGTACTAATTCCCGCTGGCGCTATATCAGACTTTACGATGCGCTTCCCACGTTCTAAAAACTTCATTGCCACGGCGTCGTCACGCTTTACTATCTCAGAATAAACTTCGTCATTGTCTTTATTCACCATGACAAATAAGGCTTGGTCAATGTCTTTGCCCATTAAATACAATTTCACCTGTACCCAGTAGACGGGCTTGGACTTTTCTAGTCCTTTGGCTACCATGTCTTTGAACGACTTGGCTGAAGCTGTTTTGATCTCTAGGATGTGCTTGGCCTTGGTGTTGCCCGGTACGCCTGATTCAATCAGTCCGTCAATTGACCCTCCGATATGACAGCCAAAGTCAACCCGAGATTGATTCGCTCCAGTGTTTGAAATCTTCATTCCAATGGCTTGCAAGTCAGCCACTACAG